CGGTGAACGCGGGCCTTAACGCTGCTGCTCAAATTTATCAAAACTATCAGAACACGGTTGCTCAACTCCAATCTATCCAAGATTGCTTCGAACAACTTGATGAATTCCTAAATAACTCCGGTGGCGAGGGTAAAGGTAGGCGAGATCTTACCAATCCTACTGTCTATCAAAATGCTGTACAAGGGGAGAACGCTTTCTCTCAGGAGCAATTAAGAGTAGCTCAAGAGTTTCAATCAAAGGCTTTGAAAGTCCTAGGCGTTATTGACGGGGTCTTGGCAGAAAGAGAGCTAGACCCAGACCTAGAGCCTCAACTGGCAGACCTGGAGATCGANCCACAAACCACGGAGAGCGTCTTCAGACTTCAAGCAGGGCCGCCAGAAGCCACCACAGGGAGGTTTATTCTCTCCGTCGATGGTTTGTACTACGATACAACAGATGGCCTTATGCCTGCGTTGATGGAGCTTGCGAATAAGAAGAAAGATATTGCGAGAGAGAAGCACTGGAAGCTAGACTTTGATCCTAATTTAGGAGGCAGAGGTAATGAACTTAGTTCTAAGAATGTTCAGTATTACTTTAACAGCATTCTTGATCCTAAGAAAATTGACAACTCTAAAGCACTTCAGAAGTTCTACAGTGTTGACAACGTCCTTCAGAATATCGTTGGACAGCGAGATAGAAAGGTTTTTGATGTATCGTCTCAAATATCTCAAATGGAAGTTGACGGTGCCGCTCAAATTTTAATTGACAATACAAAACAAACTCTAATTTCTGAGGCAGCTTATTACACAGAAAAGGAAAACAAGAGAAAGAAGCAAATCGAACTTGCAGTAAAGGTTCCCGTTCTTTATGGGGCTGGTCCTGTGTATGAACCGGGACAAATCCCAGTCAATGATTTCTCGTATTTAGAAGGATCTAACTTCTTGTTGGATGTTAAGGATCAGAGACAACTTATAATTACTCAAGATGATGTTGAAGGTGTTGTTCTTCCTTTAGAAGTTAAGTACACCCAAAAAATTGAGACCGTTGATCCCGTGGTTGTGGATCATCTCCTCCTTGCAGGCATTGCACGAGGTGCTATCATTGACCATGACGCGCCTTCTTCGGGTGCTCCAATCCTATCGATTACAGATAGAGTTGTGGAGAGTCAGCTAATAGCTCTTTATAACCTACTCTCTGTCAAGGAAAGCACTAGACTGGATGGAGATAAAGACTTTGGAGTATTCAATAGTTCTGAGAATGGTGTTACCTACAACGCTAAAGTTGTAGGAGATGCTTCTGGTCTTTTCAAAAATGGGTTAGGCACAGCCTTTTTAGAAGGTGTTAGTAGTAACTCTTATGTTAGGCTCCCCGAGATCAGGCAATTTCAAGATTTACTATACTGCTCTGAGGGAGCCACTTTTGAGACCTGGATTCAAGTCTCTGGCTTAAGGACAAATTCATCTTACGACCAGCTTGGGTCTAGTGGGTTGTATAGAGTGCTTCTTGCGAATGAAAACACTGGTAGAGCGGCTGATGCTTCTTCACAACCTGATATCAATGTTATGTCCTTAGATGAGGGTAATAATTTCGTTAGAGGCATGGTGATGGGCTTTACTAGGGACAGAAGATTTACATCCGATGTGGAGTCTAGCAATGTGGATTCCGACAACCCGGCAACTGAGTCTGTATTTCTAATTGCTCCTACCCAGTCATATGATGAAAATCAGGTAGGGTTTATTAATCAAGAACCGTGTAATGATGATAATACTAAGTGGCACGGACTTAAGATCCCAGTCTCATCGGTCACTGAAGGTGTAGCTTTCTCCGATTGTGGGTCTACGTTCTCTCACTTAGCAGTAACCTTTAATCCTTCACGAGATAGTATTAGTGTTTACCTTGATTCTAAATTACTAGCAACCTCCAGTTATTACGATACCTTTGGGAGTAAAGCTTACTACACCCCTAAGATCCCTTCTTTAAAGCTTACGAACTCTTTCGCAAGTGGGTTGGCTCTGGATAAGTTCTTCACCCCTTGGATTCTCGGTAGCGGGTTTACTGATGAATTGCCAAACGGATTTATGGGTACAGTTGACGGAGGTCAGACAAGTGCCCTACAAGGCAAGCTGGGAGGTATAAAGTTCTACTCTCGTCCACTATTAGCATCAGAGGTTTTGCAGAATTACAATGCTAATAAAAACTTCTTTAAATTTGTTAAACTATTATGACAACCTCCGATGATGTAAAGATTTTTGGAAAAGCTCCACCTAGGCCAATAAGTAGGTCTATCGATCTTAAGGATCCTGAGTTGACGGGCATGAGGTATCCCATTCCTAAGAACCCTGAGAGAGGTTACTTCTCTAAAGCTATTAACTCTAGGCTGGTTAATTCTGGGTTGAGAGACCTTATTAGAACTGAGAGAGGAGAAAGATTCATGCTTCCAGATTATGGATGTAATGTAAGAAACTTCTTATTTGAACCACTAGATGAAGGAACTTTTCTCGCAATAAGAGACGATATAACTACTAGCATCCGTAAATACCTAAAGAAAGTTTCCATTGGGAAGTTACAAATAACCAGAGAAGGTGAAACAGGTTTAAAGGTGTTCCTATATTGTGCTTATGATAACGCACAAATACCTTACTTTAGAGTTGGAGTTAGAGTTTAATGGTCGCATTTTCAGGCACAGTTCAGTCGGACTACTTAAAGTTTTTACCTACAGAGCTAGACAATAAGGTTAAACTTATTGACTTTGCTGCTGCTGATTTCTCGTCATATCGAGAGGCATTAATTAATTATGTAAAAGCCACTTTCCCGCTAGACTACAACAACTTTGAGTCTTCAGACTTTGGTACTCTTCTTATAGAACTCATGGCGGCAGTTGGACATATTCAATCTAACAAGGTTGATTACTTAGCAAATGAAAACTTTTTAGCTACAGCAAGAAGCAGGGACAGCGTTAAACGTCTTTTAGAACTGGTAGGTGTTCGGATGAAAGGTCCAATATCTGCTGCTGCCAACGCTCAGATTCAGGTGGACACAGAACTAGTAGCCGCGACGATGAAGATTGAGGAGAAAGATAGAACCATCCTGATTAACTCTCCTGAAGATGGCGGATCCTTAAGCTATACTATCTATAAATTAAATAACGACGGAACTATTGATGGTCTAGGAACCTCCGTTGGGGATATTGTAATCGATGTAACAGGTACGGGAACGGTTATTGGATCTAGCCTTGTTCTTCAAGAGGGTGCTCTAGTAGTTGAGACGGGTATTTTTAGAACCGCCGACAGTATTAAATCCGTTGAATTGCAAGAAGGCCCTTATGTTGAAAAGAGTGCNCAGGTGTTTATAACAGGTTCTCAGGCAACCCAAGGGNCTTATACAGAAGAAGANAATATTTACTTCGCTTCAGGTGGTAGTGATAAGATATTCCAGATTACGACTGACGAGAACTTTAGGGCTTCACTACTNTTTGGTGATAATAGTATAGGACAATCACCCGCAGTTGGAGATAGGTATACCATTGCTTATAGGGTTGGAGGAGGCTCTAGGGGCAATGTTGCAGAGAGCTTCATAAATATTCCAGTTGATGTAACCATCACGGCCACAGACGGAGCTACCAGCGTACTTCCGGGCACCTTAGAAAATACTAGTATTGCTACAGGAGGTAGAAATGCCGAGACAATCGAAAGTGCGAAGAGGTATGGTCCCTTATACTTCCGAAGCCAAGATAGGTTAGTTACTCTTGAAGACTATAAGGGACATGCTAATAACTTTGCTTCCAATTATGGATCCACGGGTAAGGCTTCCGCAATGGTTAGGAGGGCATACTCATCGGCTAATATAATCGATCTCTTTGTACTAGAGAAAGCTTCAGATACTCAGCTTAGGAGAGCTACACAGGAATACAAAAAACAACTCTTAGAGTCTATTGAAGGCAAAAAAATGCTGACCGATGAAGTAGTTGTTGTTGATGGTTTGATTCGTACAATGGACTTGTTCCTAGTTTTATCATTAGACTCTAATTTTAAAATGGGGCAAAATCAAATTGTACAATCTGCTAGAGACCTAACTCAGAGATACTTTAGTGTAGACAATACAGACTTTGGAGAGCCTTTTGTACCCGAAGATCTAGTTAGATACATTCTCGATAATGAACCTAACATTAGATATGCTCGTGTAGATAACATTGACTCCTCAATCTCAGTTAGTTTTAATGAAATTATTCAACTGAATAACTTAAATATAGAAACATCCTTTGTGTAATGTCTGGAAAGAAATACCTAATTAACAAGAACTACCACAAGCATAATTACTTTGATGCCTTTAAGTATTTTGTGCCTTCGTATGTCTACCAGGATGATAGAGATCATACACCCAAAGCGGATGATTTAGCGGATGTTATTGTCAATTCAAATATTGTATTGGCTAATGGTATTTCAAATGTTATTGATGTTAGTTCAATTAACGATACCGTTTCTGAAAATCTAGACAACATTTCAGGTATTGGTCCTTACTTTGTTAAACAGAATAAACTTACCGATATTACAACAAAAGACTTTGAAGTTAGAGTTCTTAATGCTTTAGGTAAAAGTTTTTCAGACTATGAAACCCTTGAAAGTTTTAGTAGCTATGTTACAGACTCTTTATTACCTACCATAAACTTAAACAATCCGGCTAGCTTTAGTTCTACGGACACTTCAAATAGCCACAACTATCTCATTAGTAATATTTCCTGGTTATACTTTCTTAACACCACTGGAACACATTACGACTCTTCTAGCTATGTTGCTGATCTTATAGTTAATAAACTATTTAAGGGAAAGAAGGTTACCACAGCGGATGGTATTAAGGGGTTGATGGAATATGTGTGGAAGAACGAACTTACTAGTTACTACCCTTCCACATACTTTGCAAGTGGCGTGCGGGCGGACCTGAGTGGTACTCAACAATTAGATAAGTTAAAAACTTGGATTGATGTTTTATACTCTCCTTTGTTCGCGGACGAATCAGACTTTAGAGTTAGGGATAAACTTGAAATATTTGTAGATAACGGAATTACCTCTACTCGAAAGGTTGAGGATGGTCCTTTTGCTAGGTTTATGAGGGCACTGTCCTTCTTAGCATATGACATTGATAATCTCTCGGAAAGGATAACAACTAACTATGATTTGGAAGATTGTCCCGATGACTACCTTCCGTTACTTGCTAAGTTAATTGGATGGGATCTTTTTGGGGTTGACCCCGACAAGTGGAGACTACAGCTTAGAAATGCTACTCAAATCTATAAGTCTGTAGGGACTAAGAAGTCTATTCAATTTGCTCTTAACACCATTTTCCCTAAGGATCAGTTTCCAATTCAAAACAGCTTGGTCGAACTTTGGGAGTCCTACGTTCCTTACCTAATCTACTATGCTCTCGCTACTGAGTCCAGTTACTTCAAGGACTTCACGACATGGACCCCCCAGCTAGCTTTCGACATGAGCGTTTCTGGATATTCAATCTCCAGTATGGATGATAATCTCCAAAGAGCAACCGACAGAATAATTGAAGAAACTTACATTAAATTTCCTGAAAGATTTAACATTCCAAACTTAGAAAATGGATTTTACTACCGTGGGAACACTCACAGTATACCACCTTATGAGGAGTATCCATATTATGTTAATGTAGAGCTTACAAAAGAGATGATTGACTTCATATCAGACAGGCTAGCTTGTTTTGGGGTCAGGAATCAGTTTGCTATAGATGTCAGTGGTTATCTAACAGAGTATGGGTTAGATTCAAACGACGAGCCTCGTGATGGCTCCTGGCTTCTATTTACTTCAGGGTATAATGATCCTCCAAATTACTCTAGAATGATTCTGGAGTCCAACAGTAATCTCATAGATTACCTTTCTCTTTGGTCTGGTAAGTCTTCTCACTTTAAATTAGCTGTTGATGCCAGTGCGTATGACTTCACCAAGCGGGGATTAATTACCGTGGATACAGGAGACGCTGTCTCGGTGGCATCTGAGATGATTAGGAAGTTTGCTCCTGCCCACTCGATACCTTTGGTCTCCCTACAGGTTTCTGGAGATTATGATACAGCGTTATTAGATGACCCCAATTTCCTACCTCTTGTTATGTTTAACCTGGAGGAGGCTGAGGTTGCAGCTAATGACAATTACTGGCTTTCGGGTTTGAGTGTGAACTCTTATATGAGGGATGTTCGAACGGACGGAACGCCTCTCTCAAGAGATGATTCAAAGTCTAGTGTTTCCAAGAGAATTTCAACGACAGCTATGAGGGCTGGAGGAACAGCAACCGTGGCTGGAACTATTGAAAGGCGTTCCTTACGCAGAAGGAACCTTCAAAACATCATGCCCTTCCATGGGTTCTACGATAGGACTGGGTTTAATATGCCCACAACTTTCGAGATGGACGCAACCTTAAGTGGACTTCCCTTAGGACTTGTGCCTTCCTCTACAACTTTTACTCCGGTTAGTAGCTACATTAATTTACCTCCTGTATGGAAGCAGTGTGAAACTCTTTCTTCAAAGAACACTTATAACGGCTACGATGTTAGCAATACCATGGCTGCGAGAGGCAGAGCATTTTACACATCTAGTGTTACAAATGATAGAGGTAAACTTTCGGACATATATGCGGCAATGCATAGAATTCAAGAAAGATCTAAAATAGATAAATATCAGGCTGAGAATGGTAAAGCTTTTGTAGAGAGGGAAGTATCTAGACTTCGAGCACTCAACGTTTCCGAAGAAGAGTTGAAACAACTAGAGAGTTATATTGAGCAACTGGTTCTTTGCCCTGGGTGGCATTGGACTAATGGGGCTAACGAGAAGAGTAATAATGGGGTAGAAGGGTATAGCTTCCCATCAAATGTTAATGATTATTATAACTTTGAGTTTGGAAGAGACCTTCACAACCTATACAGAATTTATGTAGAGCAGTTTGATCAACACAGATTAACTCCGGCAGAACTTGAGTTTGATGGTCCTAATATATTCTCTCACACCTTCGGTCCTCTCTTATTTAATCACGACTTTGACTTGTTGGGCGGCACTACTGATATTAGTAGTATAATTACTAGCTCTATTGGAGACGTTAAAGAATTAAAAACGGGCGTTAGCCCCTTTGTGACTCCCATTGCTTTTGCTGCTTCAGCCGCCACGGACATGTATGTGGAGAATCCCGAACTCGTCTATTCCTCTCTTGTAAGTGGAGTTGACCTTATCCACACCAGTGCAGTCGATGACGGTAGCGTCTTCTCAGTTTTCCGAGTGGATAGCTCTGCCAGAAAAGAGGGGGATGATCCTTATATGTTCGACAGGACATTTATACTTACAAAGGCCGGGTTAGATTCAACGCCAAGGGTAAGAATGGATATCTCCAAATGGGATACATCAGTTAATAAATCTTTAGATAGAAACTTCCTTTTGCCTGAGCATGATTACCAGTTGGATCTCAAGGCTTTAGTTGCGGATGGTACTGGTAGAAATTTAGGTGGAAGAACTGTGGGGATTTGGGTTCACACAAAGCCTGAGGACGGTCAGATGTGGTCGTTTGTACCTTCTTCAAATCCTCACACTCCCGGAGGAGAGTGGCTTCACTCTAAGCCCACAGGGGACTGGGTACAGCACTCTGCAATCCCTACTAGAGACGGCCTTATCAAAGAGTATTCTCACCTTTACACTATTCCCATGGAGACTAAGTTGGCGGTAGAACCAGAGTCACCTTTCAAGTGTTTAGACGTGGTTGCTGGCGAAATTAGATCTCCAGTTACAAAGCTTAGAGAAAAAGACTTTAAGAGCTTAGAACTTAAGTTCAATACCAGGAATAGAACTTTATTGGAATCAGTTCAATATAGCTTGAACGTAGGTAACCTACATAGGAAAAACCAAGAGTATGTCGTTGAGATATTCCTAATTCCCGGCCAAGATAGGTCAGATCAATTCCTGTTGTTTGATGAGGTAAACATTAAGGACTTGACCATGAAGAAGATGTCGGAGAGGTATATCCTTGGTCCTAAGGTTAATCCATTGGTTGAACTTACGCCTCAGTCTTACAAGGGAATTGAATACAGATCAGAGCTTAGTAAAGAAGATCTTTTGGCGGTATTCAAATATTTCAATGTATTAGCTGGCAAGGATAGAGATACCAGCCTCTCGTCCAGAGACAAGGCTAAAACTGAGGCTATAATGGGTAATGATGGCGGTTCTAAGCTGACGTATAGATACTTAACAGAGATGTTCGCTAGGGTAAACTACGCTGGAACGAGCACACTCGATATATTACCAATAGACGTATAATGTTTTTAGAAGGATTCGGAGAAGTAATAACTAACATATTGACCGTCAACCCCGAGTTGAGTGGGGTTGAATCTGCTAGTGCCATTCTAGACACTTCTAACTATACTTTTAACGCCATAACTTATGGTAAGGATGCGGAAGGCTTTAATTTCCATGCTCATTCTGTCAGTACTATTCAGACCGTTGACGGTTCTGAGGTGGTGTCGGGATATAATGATGATCAAGTTTTACTTGTAAACTATGGAGGAACGGCTCCTTTTGTTAGCTCCTATTCTCCAAGCTCAACTAAACTACAATTCTCAAGTACCTACCAATCGGTACCTGCTTACCCAGCACCTAATCACTCCAGACTTGAATTAACTTCAACTCAAACTACTAACGCTTCTGCTTTTTCTGCGACTCCTCCTAATCTAGGGCATTACCCTAATACTTGGATAGATACTACTTTAAGTAATGCCTGGACTATTGTAGGTGGGTTTGCCCCTCCTTCGGGAGCAGGTAAAAAATTCTATGTGGTAAACTCTGCGGGAGCTTACTTAACTAGTGGCGTTTTAAGCGGAATTTATAATGAATATTCTTTAGCAGACAAAAATGGATATGTAAAAATTAGTGAAGTTAGCGGCGCGGCGAGTGCAACCATACAAAGTGACTTAAACAGTGGGCCTTTAATATGTAGCGGAGGAGATTTAAGTGCGGCTAAAGGCACTATAGGTTTGGCTGTAGTACCTCAACAGGGGGATGCTGTAACGCTTGCACTTTATGGTGGTGTAAATCATATTGGTGTATATTGTCTTGATCTTAATGCAATGCTCGCTTCTGGAATAACACCACCTTATTCTTGGGACGCACTAAATAATAACAGAGTATATAAATTGGTCTCAAAGGTTAGTTTTTGGGATAATTTATTAATTCATGAGGACGTAGGTAGCACGGTTGCTGGTTTGGAGACTGGTTACAATGCGGGTACTCTGACGAATAAGGGACCGACCTTTTTGTTGAAATTTAATTTTAAATAACATGCATAATTCATTTTTAGAACAAATTAATATAAAAGGTCACCTTACGATTCACAAGGTTGCGAATGGTGAGGAAGAGCTTATTTATGATGAAGATAACGTCATCACCTCTGGCTTCGGGTATTCCCTGAGTCATTTATTTGGCTTGGCTGGAGGTACGAACATTACCGATTATCAGATTGATAGGTTCCAACTAGGAGTTAGTGGACACCAAGGTGCTCAGGTTAGTTCTACCTTTGAACTTTCTGGGCCTCTATCCAGTGTTGATGAGTATACCTCAAATGGTGATAGTAATCTAAATGCATTTGAATCCAAGCAGTATAAGAATGCAACTACTCCTAACGCAATATTCTCAAAAATCCCTTTCACCAAAGTTACTAAAATTGATTCTAGGTCAGCTAGGTACACAATCTTTATTGATGAAGACTCGTGTAACAACCTAACGAGGGTTAGCGATGAAGTTAATCTGAACGAGATTGCTTTATTTGTAAAGAATCCAACTGGGGATACGGTCAATGAAATTTCTTCAATGGCTGCATACCGATACTTTAGTAATATTAGAAAAACAAACCAGTTTGGTCTGGTGTTTAGATGGACAATAACTTTCGGATAACATGTTAAACCCAAGCGATGTTTATGTTTCTGGTGGACCTAGTGATCTTAGAGTTTGCTGGACTGACAAGGTCACAAAATACGACGCTAGTTCGTTTTATAACTGGGAGCAGGATAACTTACCCCTCCACGATTTAGACGAAAGGACAGAATTGTTGTGGGAAAGAGCGGGTAATCCTACCTCCTCTATTACAGGTATGTCCTTCATTGTATCAGCGGGTGCAGATGAGGGTTGTTATCCTTTCTACTTTTCTACAGTAAGTTCCTGTATAGCCGCATTACCGGACGTTATTAATTACCCTATCCTTGTTGAAGTTCTTTCTTTTGGTGATTTAGGTTCCCTAGAGATTCCTGCTAAAACCTTTGGACCGAATGGAGCTTTAGAAATTGTAAACAGGAACTCTTCATTCGCTGGTGGTGTTCAACTTAGTGGAGCAGCGAACGGAGGCTTCTCCGTCCAGTCTTACAACGCTGACTATACTGATTACTCTATTGCATCTGCGGTAGTACCTGCCGGTTCTGTTGTAGATCAAATGGAGGCTGGCGCGAGTGCCCCTACGTTAGCATTTGATTTGCAAAATGCTAAGACGTTAACAAGTTCAATTTATGCAACTTCAACCACCACTAGATATGCTGACGCTAGATTTGGTGCTGACTTGGATGGCTTATATGTTTTCAGTAGGAGAGTCTATGCAGATGGTGACAATAGACTCACTGCCGCTTTGGGTAGCACTTTAGCTCCTTGGAATGTTGCAGCGGCTAATTTTAGAGCCGCTAGTGGTTTGGCGTTCGATGCGTTCGATGCCCCCGCTGCTCGTAGAACTGCCGAGATGGATGCCTACGACACCAGTACTTTAAATTTCCTTACTAAGTCGGAAGTTAAATGGGGCAATGGTGGTGCGGGTGAGACTGCTACTTACGGTGCCGCTGCTTTTGCATATGCAAATCACCTAAGCAATATTAAAATTCAAAATTGTAATGGACCTATCTACATTAGAAATTTTGCTGTAGATTCAAAGCATAGCTTTGATAAAGGGATTGAAGTTTTAAACTCGGATGTTTTCTTGGAAAGGTGTTCTGTCTCACGAGCCAATAAGGCTGGCCTTCACGCAGAAAACTCTAACGCTGTCCTCCTTAGAGGTTTCGTAGCCTACCGAAACTATGAGTTGAAGGGGTCTACTAGAACTGGCATTCCTTTTGAAACTAAAAGAGTTTCTTATGATTCTGTTAGCTCTTACGGGGTCGGTATCTATGCCAATAATTCAACTATTAACGTAAGCTCCACCTATCAAAGAGATATTGATAAGGCCACAGAGGCATCTGGGGCAGAGTATCCTAGTTACCTTGGTGATATTCCAAACCCCTCTATGGAAGCTTTGTACTGCCTATCCAGAAACGACATTGGTATTCACGCAGTGAACTCTAACATCATAGGTGGCAGAACTGAACTAAATGGTCAAGGATTTGGATCCTGGACAGATGCTACTCAAATATTCTCCGAACTAAACACAGAAGCTGGTATTAAGTTGGAGAATAGTAAACTTGATAACAGTGGTAGAATTCTTCTTTATGGAAACTACCGAGGCTTAGATGCGGATGATTCCAAGATAGCTACGGACGTTCTTAAGTGCAAGGACAATCAAGCCGAAGCTCTCTTCCTAAAGAATTCTTCTTTCACTTACGGTAAGGAAACTTATGCAACCCAAGCCTATGGCACGAACTTCTCAGATGAATCTCGTTTCGATCAGGTTGGTTTACTAGGTAATGGCACTCACTTAAAGTGTATAAACTCTAAAGTTGCACCCGTTGAAATAAATTCTATCCCTACAGTCTATAGTCAATTCTTTACTTCAGGAGCCTTTGGTAGGGACAACGCAACCGAAGGTACTAATGAGCTAAATGGACTGCTTCCGTCTGTTCATATTTCTGATAACTCAGATGCTGAATTAGTCCACTTCGTTGGCAACAGAAGGAAAGACTTCGCCAGTGATGTTGGTTATGATAGGGCTGTTTATGGTAGTGTAATAAGAGTTGACAAAAACTCTTCCGTTACCACTAGGGGTTCTCACAAGTTTGCTAATATTATAGCCGGTGCTGATGGGAGAGACAATCATATTCGCCAAGCAGGGGTATTTGCCGATAAGAACTCTTCCGTCTCATTCCAAGGCCCAACCGTTGTAGGCTCCCTAGGAGTAGATGTTTTGGTTGACAATAACTCTAAGATGGAATTCGTTCCTCATAGAAATTCTGACGGGGAGTTAATGGTTAGTGCATATGACTTAAGCAACCCACTTAACCACACGTCTGTAGAGCTTCACTCCACCAGAGCTTGCTTGGTTTCCAAGGGAAATTCTGAAATTGTTATGCAAGATCTTGGGGATTATCAAAGTACGTTTGCTAACGGAACCCATGGTGGAGGATTGCCTACAACTAAGTTTGACTATCTAAATAATGTTGATGGCCTTCAGAATGATGGACTTTACAGAACTAATGTTAGCGGAGGCTATATTCAATTCTATCCAAATGCTTACATAGATACTGATGGAATTACCGGCGAGGGTAGGGACTTAGGTGGAGGAACTCCTTTCGCCAATGTAGCCTTTACGGCTTATGGTGCCGCTGACATCATTAGTGGTGTTAAGAATTACTACTTAAAGCAATTGACTGCTCCTACTTATGATAAGATCGATGAGATTTCCACAGGGGGTATGTGTGTTAGAGCCTTAGAGGGTAGTAAAGTAAACGTTACCAATGTTCACTTCCCGGCTGGTTGGCATAATACTTCAGGGCAAGTATACGACTTGAGTGGTAGCATTCCTAATTGTACCAGACTTAGAATTTGGAATATCGCTGATGACTCATTAGTTCACGCTAATTACGCTTCCGTTAGTGGTCTACATCCTGTTGACGCTGGTTATCACGGACCTTCGGGAGATTGGGGGACGAAAGCAGCCCCTTCAAGTACCCCTGATACTAGCTCAATATCTGTTCTAGATTTCTATGGTAAGTCAATTCTTTTATCCGGGGCCGATCAATTTGGAACCAACTCGTTCCAGAATCTAGGTCCTTTCAGGTTATTCTTCTCGACCGACCCGGTCTGTAACTGGATTCAAACCAGTAGTCTTGATGCTAACTCTAGTGGCTTTATCAGTCAACTTTTCTCACAAGGATATCAATTATCAGCTAACGCCATAGCCGGGAACTCCTCTAACTTTAACTCAAGTGCTCAACATTTCTCCGTACTTAGATTCGAGGATCAGAACAACTTGTCGGGAGCCATTGTTCCTTCGGGCTATTATTATGCATCCGATATGATGCATAACCCTCAAACTACCAAGGCTGTCCTTGATGAATCGGCATCTAATTTGTTTGCCAACGCAAAACATAATAGCGTAGGTAAATCCAATTTAGCTAAAGTTGTAAACATTTACTATCCATATGTTGAATACCCAATTGGAGGCGATTCTTATAAGGAAGGTGAGGTTGGGTCTACTAGAGGATTGGCTTCTGTGAATAACTTTGATCTGGAGAAGGGCAACTAATGACTTGCGAACTTAATTACTTTACGTCTAACTACAACTTTATTAATCCGGTTAGGCACTTTAAAGCTAACGACCCTTACTATTATGAGGTTGATAATATTCCAATTAAGCAATTGGAGGAAAACAGTAACTTCCTGAAGGATCAGGTTGATGGGATTCTGGCCGATAAGGCCACTGAGAATGATCAGCCTAAGATGGATAGGTCTGGGTTTACTGAGCTTCAACCTTTTGTAAGAGGTAGTGATCGTAAAGTTAGAGTTAGGTGTGGTAGATACACTGCCAGAATCAATGACGCTTATACTATTGACCCTCTCCAGTTTATAACTCAAGTTGTAAATACAGGTTATGACATTGTTGGTCCTGGCGATGCTAATGGCCTTACACCTCGTTTTGATGTTGAAACCATTGAAGGTCAGGGTGTTTCTGCTGCTCTTAATACTTTCCAAAGCGGTGTTAATGGAGCAGCTTTAAATATGAATGGTCTTGCGGAAAGGTCATTCACTTTTCCTATACCTACTCAAAAAGGTCGGCCCGTCACCGGGAACTCCGCACAAGAGAATACTCTAAACGCTAAGACGGTAGCCGAATACCTCCAGGCAAGGCTATCTATTGGAAATGGTCAAGAATCTTCTCCTTTACTTCCTAACTTTATTGGTCAGCTATATTTGGACAGCACCCTAGAAACTCAACAAAGGCTTACATTAATTAAAGACATTTTTGTTGCTGGTGCAGACCCTGATGCTTCTCAGTCTAACAAAACTGAATCAAACTTTATTAAGAGATGGCGTGGTGCCATTAGAACATCTATCGTTGATGTATCTGGAGAGCTTTCAGTTACGGTTCCCGACTTTGATTCACAAGACTTCTTTTATATTAATGAAGATGGAGATAAAAAACTCCTGGGAGCTACCCAAAGAATTGACTTAGTCTTTATCTATAGTAAGGCTATTGATCAAAATGAGACTACAATTGCTCAAACAGATTCTGCCGGGATAAATAAGGTTATTACTAGACCTACATTAGGTATCTTAAAGGGAGCAGGAGTAGGGATCTCTAGGAGAGAAACAGGAGCTTCTACAGACAATGTAGATCTTCAAAGCCTTAACAATATTCCGATCATGCTAGCTCATCCTGGCGATGAGCAAGGCACTACGACGGGCTTCCACTCTTCAAGTGCTGGGGTTATTAGGGGATCGTTCCCTTCACCCGATGATTTAATGAACTTAGCTCCTGCACTCTCTGAGGGGTTGGAGTCGGACTCTATTGCCTTAATTGGTCAATCAATTCTTCCTGTTGCGTACGTCAGGGTATCCAATTCCGGTGGCGTTGCTGATATTCTTGAAGAAAATGATATCATTGACATTCGTCCTTTCTTTAGAACTACCGAGTTAGCTTACAATGAGAGAGCAGGAATTGCTGCTGCTACTCCTCAAGTTTCAATTGCTAACCCAGTTGTTACAGAAGCTTATGTTGAAAAATTTAGAAGGGAAGTCTATGGTGATTTACGTGAAAGAATCGATGCAATCCCAATTCCTCCTGCAACTCCTTCGAGGGTAGTTGGTATGGGAACTGTTTGTGGAGGCATTCAGTATGGTCCCGAGGGTGCTCTTTTCAGACAAGCTGCTCCTAACTTATTAGGTAGACCTTTAGAAGAAGTTAGCTGGGCTGAGATGGCTGACGCTGCTGAAAACTTCTTTAATTACCTGCCTGGAACAATTACGTTTGACCCAAATTGGGATCCTGCTCCATGGTCTCTTACTAAGAGTCCTAACCCAGGAGATCAACCCGCAGACTGTATTCACGTTAGTTGGCCGATTGCAACAGAGTCCACTAATAGTTCTAAATATTATCTTCCCCCTTTCAATAAACGCCTTACGGATTTAAATTCTACCAACTCAACTATTGAGGGCCTTAAAACCTCTCAAACCAGCGAAAACTTCCCTGGCCTTCACGGATTTGGCGTGAAGAGACCTTGGTTTGACGCTACCGATGGTCTTGGGGGAGACGGCTTATACCTAAGGCAAAATGTAGTGGTTACCTTTGTTCGAAAGGTTATCCGTATAAATAGAGATAACGTCCCGTGGATGACAGACTATACTGTTAACGCTCAATTACTTAACTGTATTCCTTTGTCCTCAGGAAACGACACTGGTCAAAAAAGACAAGGAAGGGCCGCAGGGTCCTCTAACATTTGGATTAACAAATCTAGAGACTACTTTGTAATTAATGTTGCATGGGTTTCCGATGACTTCAATAGAAGAACCCATGATCAGGATTTTAACAGAACTGATGCCGAAGGACTTCCTTGGGCAAATCGAAGTGATGTTAATCAGTTAGCTGGCTTCGCTCTACCTGAAATTGCTATACCCTTTCCTGGGGACTTTCAGCAGTATGGGATTACTCAAAGGTCTTTGCCGGGGCAGAATTCACCCAATATTGGAAATCAAAGCCAAGGTCAACGAGTCTTGAATAAGGTCAATGAAGAAGTAGTTGCGGGTGGTACGGGGCTAAGTGACAAGACCACTGAGGCTAGTTACTTTACGGATGTCACCCCAGTGTTGTATCCTACTGTGCAGTATGAAATCATTGGACATAGTAATGATATGACCTCTAGAAGCCCAAGAGGGGGAGCTTTGGTTCAAGGAGCCACACCCACAATCGAGCTTATCTAATGACAAACTTTGGGTCTTTATTCGAGGCATGTGGTAAATTCTATCTGCCGGGAAAGGAGCCTCTAGGTAATCCTTTATCGCCTATTACACCACCCTCTTATGACCCTACGGGGACCGGAGAGGTAGACCCTATACTGGGGGAAATACCTCCTCCTGTAGGGGATCCTTTATATAAGTGTGAAGAATTATTTATTCCTTGCCCTTCCCCAAACGGAAACATTACCGAGAGAATTATAAGAACATGTGTCCAATGTCTTAATCCAGATGGTACACCTCTCTTATCTTTAGTTACGAGACCAGCGGGGAATGAGGAATGTAGATTCAGAGAACCCACATGCGACGATGATCCTACGGCTTCACCCTGCCTCACAACAGTCTTCAATTGTCCAGGAGAACCTCAGAAATATAAGTGTGTGGAGACCATAGAGTATTGCCCTCCCGGTTCAAAAGCTACTGGTACGGGTGTAGGTAACGTGCCAAGAGTGGCTCCTCCTGCTGATCTAGGACGAGAAATAAAGCAAATTAAGAGAGAGTGTATAGCCTGCGCCCCAGGTAGTAGAGACCCTGAGTGCAAATATGACGAGCCTAGCTGCTCCCCAGACTGCAATGATGGAACCCTTCGACAATGCGTTAGAGGGCCGTTTACGGGTGGACCCAACAGTAGTGGACCCACAACTGGAGCAGGCTTTAAATGCGTGACTACAAAAGAATTCTGTCCTCCGGGATCCCTTCATGAAGGTAGGTTCATAAGGATTAGGACTAGGGAATGCAAAACTTGTAACCGTGGTGCGATACCTCCCATTGGGGGTGGGCGTAGCTTCCCTGGAAGTTTTACACCTCAGACGGCGACAAAGCCGACGATAGTTGTACCCTCCAGAACTGTGGAAGAGACTCCTTGTCAGTATCCAAATAACCTCGCAACTTGTGTAGCAGCGTGCCCTCCAATTAACGCGACAGGCCCTATAACTCAATTGGTGGCTTTCTGTAATTCGGAGCCTTCGATATTGTCTACGCGCCCAACTACCGGAGGAAATGGAGGAATCCCTTCTGGTAGGTTACCTGTATTGAATCAGGCACCTGTTATTCCACAAGGAGGAGGAGGGATTCCCACAGGTAGATTGCCCTTACTAAATCAAGCACCAAACAACCCACAAGGAGGCGGAGGAATCCCTTCTGGTAGGTTACCTGTATTGAACCAAGCACCAAACAACCTACAGGGTGAAGGGGGAGTTCCTTTGGGGAGATACCCTGTCCTCCCTCAAGCTAATCCAGGTATATCTGATCCAGGTCCTCTTCAATCAGTTAGTCTACCTGCACAGCAATTACAGCAAATTCAAGAAAAGAACGCTACGTTCATTAACACTAATGAAAAAGCGATCCGTGAGGATAATCAAGAATTGAAGAATAATGTGTTCAATCAGCACTTATACCACCCTGAACTAAACCTATTTAAGTCTACCCCCGATGATACGATAACACTAGTTCCAAACAATTCCTATCCTGAAATATTCTCGGATCAAATAGACTCTACGATAAGTAGGGTGCTGCTTCTTGCAAACACAAGCTCTACCTGGAATGAGAAAGATTTTATAAACCTCACTAGAGAAAAGATTATTGCCAGCCTAAATTCGGATCTCTTAATTTCTTTCAAAATTATTAGATTTCCAGGAGGTGAGGTAGTGGGCCTTAACACCTTCGTTGATATGCTTAAAAAGCATCTTGTTACGGGCACTATTTCTAAATTCGATCCCAGCTTCTACGTTGAAGTTGGCAAGGCACAGTTGCAGCAAAACTTCACCCTCCTCGAACCAGCAGCAGCGGAGGAGTATGCCGCTCGATTTAGTATTGATTACATAGTCAA